CTGGCATAGGCCATCTGTCGCTCTCGGTCTTGATGATAGGCCCCCTGACAATGTTTGTGCTGCCAGAAAAACAGCCGGTTAATCCACTTAACAGCGGTCAAGTTCTGCTCTCGCCACATGCGGCCACTAACGCTTTCATTCGGGTTGCCGTTGAGGAAAAGCACATTCAAAACCTGGCTGGCGGCGTCGAGAAAACGTAGTAGTCCGTTTCTATTATCGATCATATTTTTAACTCCCCTATCTCACAGCAGAACCGTCTTTTCGCCGCCGGTCGGCTGCAGTTGTGCCTCACCCTGGATGCTGACAACATTGCCATATAGCTCGACCCTGACAACATCACCGGTTGAGGCATTAACACTGCCAGGCAAATAGGCTTTTCTTGTGGTGCCGTCTGTCAACCTAACCTGTGCTACGCCGTTTGAAACGCTGGTGACCGTCCCGGCGCTGATGTTGCGCTGGTCGATGTTCAGGCGTTTTTTTATGCTCTGCAGGGTGTCTGCCATCAGCTCACCAACTCGTAATACTCAACTAATACCTGATACTGCACGCCATCGCGCTGGGTAATCTGCTGTTTACTGGCCAGCACCTGGGCTTTTTTCACTGTCTCGCCAAGTGCCGAGCAGGTAAAGGTGATAATGTCACCTTCCTGCAGTTCGGCGGTGGTGTCGTCGTTGGCGTCGGTGTTGTCAACCAGCAAGGTGCGGCGGTGCTTGTGATAGACGGCATCATAAACGCGCACGGTGCCGACAGCCTGCGCCTGGTCCTCTGTGACAATCAGCGGGTGCGTGACGGCAGGCAACCAGACCACGTTAACGCCCCCGTGGGTTTCGTCGGCCTCGGCGGTTGTCAGGCTAATATCCTTGGCAACAACAACCAATGGCGGCGGGCTGCTGGTGGCGGCTTCCGCCCCCAAAACAACGGTAAATCGCCAGCTGATCGACTCGGCACTTTGGCCGGTTGGCGTGGCGGTGATCTCGGCGGTGATGCGCTCACCGTAGCCGCTGGCCGTGCCGGGTGTGTACTCGATGCGTCGGCCGTCGGTAATTGCGGTTTCTGTCACCGTGACCGATGTGCCGTTAATTTTAAGCACAACGCCAGTATCGACACCGTTGGTGGTGTCGACAACATCAACGGTTATCGACCAGTCGCGGCGGGCGTCTATGCTGTTTTCAGCAGGTGCTATATTTTGCAGTTCGAGTGCCATTTAAAACCCCTTACCAAAGACCGACCGGGCAATGTTCGCTGGCAAAAAATGTTTTTATTTTTGAATAACAGCCGCAGTTTATATGGCGACACACGCTGCCATCAAAAAACCCGCACTGGTTGCGCTCGCACATTGCCAGCCGGCGGCTGGCAACCGCTTTAGATTCAAGCGGCATACCATCTACAACAAACCTAAAAACAGCTTTGGAAAAGTTCTTCGCCCGCCTCGGCATTGCTGGCCGTTGCGGAAGGTCGTTATTAAACGGATGGCGCACAAATAAATCTATAAACTGCCCGCCGTTTTTTAGTTCTTCGGCGTAAATATCCATAACAAGCAGGCACTTATCAAGCAGCACCAGGCTACCAGGTACGTCGGCGGCGTGGTTGCTAATATAGCGCGCGACAGTTTCTGCGCTTTTGTTAAGCAGCATGTTGCGGATCTGTTCAACGCCGATCATCATGTTGGGCATCTCCATTCAAACCGCCAGCGCGCCACGGTTAAAGTTCTTGAATAAATAGACGTGCAACCGCCACTAGGGCAAAGGCTGGCTCCGTTTAGCGGGCCTGACGCGCCAGCATCGCAAATACACTGGCCAGGGTCAGGGTTTACACAGCTGCAGTTTTCCCGGTACCGGTACGCGCCAAGGTTGTAATAATAGCCATTGATGCCGCTTGAACAGAAACAGAACGCGCCATAATGGTGCCGGACGCATGTGCCGACAATTGACGGGTCCTCTTCACAGTCTGTCCAGTCTGTGGTCCAGCCACCGCCCAGCCCTTCTTTTTTGGGGCAATACCAATCGGCTCCGGTTACGTCCAGCCGGTATTGACCTTCGGCCGACAGCCCGCAATAGTCTGTTACTGTGACTGTTGCGTTTGCTGTTGGGTAGTCGCTGCCAAGAGTTGAACAATCCGGCACAGATGTAACTTGCCAGGTTGTCTGGTTTATCTTGGTTAAGCCGACCCCGCTGGTAATACTGACGCTATATGGCGGCTTTCCGCCGGTAATAACAACCTGGCTGCCAACACTCAGTAGCGAACCGATAGCCGGTGAATCAATCACAGGATCGGTTGCTCCTGAGCAGTCGCCAGGACAAACGCTTATTTCTCTGGCCGATATTGCCTCACGGTCTTTGCATATCTGTATTTCTCGGCCATCGGCATCGGTCCCGGACCTGTCGCACAGGTTTATATCTCGCGCTGTCATTGTCAGGCGACCGGATCAACAACTGACCAGCTAAAATCTACGTCTTCGCCGGCGATATCTGCTGTGCCGCTGTAACTGCCGGCCTCTGGTACGCAAAAGCTGAACCAGCCGTCTTTATCGGTCTGCCTTGTTACTGTTGGCGTTAGCGATAAAGTAACCCAAACCTCAGCAAGCGTTTCTCCGTCACAACCAACCAGCCGGCGGCTGCCGCAAATGCTTGTTCCGCTGCTGGTGTCTTCTGGTGGGTCGCCGTCGCTGTCGCTGATACCGTCGCCATAGCTTGCCAGCCCTGACGGGTAGCTTGCTGCTCCAATCTCGGAATCATCGGTGATAACCTTTACAACCTCGACAGACAGCTTTGCTACCTGGCTGCCACAGATTGCCGTAACACGCGCAGTGCCGACACTGCTGCCGGCTGTTAAGGTTGTTGTTGCGACGCCGCTAGTGGTATAAGCACGACTGCTCGACAGGCTGCAACCATCGGCACCAGACAGGATAAAATCAACCTGCGTGCCGTCGCTGACTGCCGTATCGTTAGACTGGCTGACTGTTGCAGTAATGGTGGCAGAGCCGGCGCTGTTGTCGATATCGGCGGTGGTGTTGTAACTAACATCGATTGTGGTGGTGCCGACCGTGATATATTGACTGTCGCCAACAACGCGAAAATATATACGATGCTCGCTGCCGACCGTCTTATAGCTGGCAACCTGCAGATCTAAAGCGCTGGAAAATTCAACTGACCCGGCGGCCGGGTTTGTTACAACTAAATAACCGTCGCGGGCGATCTGCCCGCTGCCATAAAGGTCGTGAGCTACAACTAAATTTGCCTCGCTGACCGTCGTTTGACCTGGTACGCTGCTGCCTATCAAAATTTGCGACTTATCGCTGGTCAAGGTCATTTTCGATATTCCGCTGCCAAGCAGAGATAACCAGGCGCTGCCCTCTTGACCTAACGCGTTGGCGGTAATTTTTGCGGTGCCGATAGTGCTGCCAGCGCCGATGGTGCTTTGTGCCTGCCCGCTGGCGTTGCACAACGCAGTTGCCGGGCTGATAGACGCAGACAGCGGGCTGCCGAAATATTCTTCATAATCGATTAGCACGGCGGTTCCGGTTGCCCCCGGCGAAATGCCGAGCGTTATGCTGGTTGTGTTGGTGGTGTAACTGCCGCCGGTAAAATAATTTGTTCCACTGCGGGCGGTGTCTGTTGCGCGATAAACGCCGATCACCCGGCCAATAGCATTGTCTGTTGATACGGCCAGCGCGCCGGTTGTTGACTGCGCTTCGCCGATCACTTCGCCGGCCTGGTCAGAAAGGTTAAAGCTAACGCTTGTCGATTGCGTATAGCTGACGATGAATAACTGCGTACTGTTATCTGGCACAGTGATCGCCGACGCGGTAAAGCTGGTCGGTGTGACCCGGCTGCCCTTGCTTGGGCTTGACTGGCTGCCGGTGTTAAGCCACACGGCCTCGACGCTGTAGCAGTTTGAAACCGGAATGCTGGTATAGCTACCAGCGGTTATCGCCGTGTCGATAATAGCCTTGTGCTGCACAGGCAGGCCATCAGCCCCGTAAATCGTTGCGGTGGCCGTGGCGGTACTGGTGCTGTCGGCATCGATTGAGGTTGGCGACACGGCAACGCGCACAAACGGCAACTGCGGGCGGGTGTAGTCGGCCTGCTCGCCCTGCACGCGCACGGCGTTGGCGTAGCGCTTGACCCGCTGCAGTTCGTAACTGAGGGATTGCGCATCGGTGTAGCTGCGGGTCGCGGTTTCTGTCAGGGCGCGGCTTGGGTGGTCGTACACCTCGAAATTGCGGCCGTCCAGACTCACGCGGATCTTTGCCCCGGCCATCTCGACCATTTCTTTGAGCAGCGGCCAGCGGTCTTTGCGTGATGCCTGGTAGCGGCCACCTGGCACGGTCGGGTTGTTGCTTGCCAGCCAGACAACACCGACAGCAATATTATTGTAACTGCAAACCTGCCGGGCCATGTCTGCCAGGGGAACGTCGAGAGTCCAATCTTTTGTGATCGGCGGAAACTCGGTGATGATCCCGGCGTAGGCGCGGCCACGTATTTGCGGATAATCGAGCGCCTTAGACACGCTGCCGCTTTGCGCCTCGATGCGGTAATAACGCTCGGCATCGCCGTCGGTAATGCGCAGGCGGGCGCTGTTGCGGTTGGTTTCCGGGTCGAGCAGACCAGCAGGCAGATCGGTATCGGCGGCAAAGGTGATTGCTACATCGGGGATAATCTGCGACTCACTGCTGGTGCCGGCGCTGATCGATGTGATCTGGCCGTTGCTGACATCCTGCCAGGTTAAGCTGGCGTCTTGTATTTCGACTTTCCAGCTCATTTATCTTCCTCGTCTTCCAGGGTGCGATTTATGGTTTCTGCGCTGACAATGCTGAAAGACCCTTTCCCGCTCAATTTCACGCTGTTGAGCTGGTTGTATTTTTCGATCAGTCTGTCAATGTTGCGGACTTCTGTTGCGGTGGCCTTGGTTGATGCTTCGGCGACTTTGGCGTGGCCTTCGGCCATGCCATTTAAAGCTCCGTCGGTGACGTCTTTGACCGCGCTGCCGACGGTTTCGGCCATTTTTTCAAACGCGGCTGTGGTTTCGTCTTGCTTGATCTGGATCTTGCCGAGGTTGACTTTTGCTTCTTCAACATTTTTTTTCAGCGTGCCGATGTTGATTTCTGCCATCCTCATGTCGAGGGAATAGGCATCTTGCTCTCTACTTGTATCAACGCCAGGTATACGATCTAATGCCTGCAGCAAAGTCAAAAACAAACCTCGCAGACCGTTGATAAATTCAGCAGACCAAACCGAAGCCTGCGCCAGGACTATTTCAAGCGCAGCTTTAAGCTGTCTATATCCAGAAAAGGCCAGCACCAGCATTTCGGCGGCTTTAATCGCCCCGCGCACGATCCCCGGCAACGCGCCGAGCACCGTTTTAATGCCAGACATGATGTTTTCGCCGAAGCCCTTGGCCAGATCGGCCAGCCGGCCGGATTTTTTGAGTTCGGCAATTTTGTTGAGGACGCCCTGTATTCCGGCTTTCAGACCGTCGAAAACGCCGGATTCCATGACCATCTGGCGAAACTGAAACCAGGCGTCGGAGAGCATCGACATCATGCCGTCCCAGGTTTTGGCCATTTCTCCGGTTGCGCCGGCAAACTGGCTATCGGCTTTTTTCCATTCCTGCAGTAGTTGCTTGCGGGTTTCTTCGGCGCTGTAGCTGACCCCGGCCTGAAAACCGAGCATCGACAGGATGCCACGCTCGCGGAACAGATCGGCACTGGCGGCGCCGGCGGACAACATGCGACTGACCTGCTCGGTTGTTTCGCGGATGCCAAGACCGCTTGCGGCAGCCAGGTCGCCGATAAGCGGCATCCATTGCGTGATCTCGTCGACGCCGCCTTTTAAAATCCCGGCCAGCTGGGTCGCCGCGCCCATGATTTCGTTGTATTCAAACGGCACACGGCCGGCATAGTCTGACATTTCCTTAAAAAGCCGGTTGCCTTCTTTCTGGCTGCCGAGCAGAATTTTGAGCCGGACCTGGTAATTTTCCGTTTCGCGGGCTGCGTCGATGAAGGATTTTGCCAGGGCACCACCGCCGAGTGCCGCACCAAGTCCGACCAGCCCAGTTTTAAGGCTGAAAACGGAAGAGGTTAAAGACTTCATCCGCGCACGAACGCGGTTGAATATCTTGCTAGCCTTGTCTTTTGCGCTGACGATCAGCTGTATGCGGCTATTTTTTGCCATTTAAGCCCCGGCCTTAATGCTGCGGTAATGCTTGCGCCAGGCCGCGACAAAGTAGCGCGGCCGACGCATCAGGTAATAAATCCCCTTAAAAACGATCATCAGAACAACCCGATATAAACACCTTCAGTGATTGTCAGCGGATCATTCCAGCTGAAATCGCCCTCATCGTCGCCGATCTCCGGGCCGGTGCGCTGCAGGCCGGCCAGTTCGATATGCAGAATATTGCCGGCCGTGGTGCCCTTGGTCATTTCGGCGTTTACGCTGGTGGCGGCGAAAAAGTCGGTGAACGGGGTAGCGTCCTCGACCCATGGTGTCATGGTGGCCTGGGCCTCAAACTGGCCAGACCATGGCAACTCGGAATAACCGGCGGAATTAATGCCGCCGCGAGCACGCCGGGTGGTCAGGTTAAATTCAAGCGATTTCATTTCGTAAGCCGTACCGCTGCGCACCAGGTTGCAGGAGACGCCGCCGAGCGGCTGGGTGGTGTTGTAGCTGGGCGAGTTCGGGTCGGTGGTGCTGCCGGTTTCCGCGCAGGACAGAGAGCGCAGGCCGAAGCTGCCGCGAATAATATCGCGGGCGGCGACCGAGACAGACAGCGACTCGCAGACGGTATCGGTGCAGAGCAGGCGGAATCCTTCAAGGTATTGATCGAGGGTGAAATACTGCACCGCCTCTGTGCCGAGGTGAAGGTAAGTGACCCCGGCGGCGATGACAGCGCCGTCGGTTGGCGCTTCGGAAAATGCGCGGTCGACGGTGATATCTTGACCTGAAACTGCAGAAATGCGCCGGACTTCGTAGCCGCTGCCAATCTCCACGCGGATCAACTGGCCAACATTGTAACTGCCGCTTGTGGCGGTGAGCGTGGTTGTGGTGCCTGCGCCGTTGACGGTGTCGGCGCTGTTTGTGTACTTGGTGCCCAGCAGGGTTTCGAGCAGCGGGCTGTATTCCGGTTCTGTGCCTGCGGTTCCGGAACCGCGCAGCTCCAGCGCAACTGAGCCTTCGCCCCAGCGGCCGACGGCGTAAACCGATGACGGCCAGCTGCCGGTCGGGCCGATGCCGCGATCAACAAGCTCTGATTTCGGCTGGACAAAGGTTGTGTCGTTGAGCCAGAGCAGCACATCGTCATTGGCAACGGTTTCGGCCGTACCCTTGGTGCTTTGCAGCTTGGCGTAGATGGTACTCATCTTTTTGCGAAAAATAGACATAATAACTCCTTACATATCCCAAAGGTCGGAACGATAACGGATGTTCAAAACGATCTGGCCATAGCCTACTTTTTTATTGGCTTCGTCCGGCATCAGCTCGGCGTTGAGCGGTTCGCAGTCGTAGGCCAGTTCGCCGAAGGTGGCGTCTGTGCCGATGGCTGTCAGCATATCGGCCAGCATCTCGCGGCAGCTGGCAACCGGCGTGCCGCCAGCGAAGGCGACGACCAGGAAAAGCGACAGTTCGTGATCGCGGCGGCCATGGCCGATGGAATCCTGCGGCATAGTGTCGCTGGAATCGCGCAGCATGATGGCTGGCATGTCGGCTTCTTCGATGGCTCGCGGGTCGCCCCAGTCCTGCACTTTTTTGATGCTCGCGCTGTAACCGTTGGCGGTTGTGATTGACGCCATGCGGCTGGTCAGCTCATCAACGATTTGTTGGCGGATGTTGGCCAAAGTGTCAGCTCCTCAAGTAGCGCCGCACGCCACGATCAATGGAGTTGTCGACGTTGTTTAACAGTCCGGCTGCGCCTCGGTTGGCGATGCCGTGGAAATCGAAGATCGGTGAGTAATGCGGCTGCGCATTAAACCAAAACTGAGGCGTTGCTGGCTTGTCGCTTTTGGTGTAACTATAGCGGCCGGTATTCTTGAAAATACCGATTGCGCCCTTGCCTTTTTTGCGCATGACAAACGACTGGCCCTTTCTTGTTGCCCCACGGTTGCGACCACCATTAAGTGGTTTTTCTGCCATAACTCCGCCAGATACGCCTGAATAAAGTATTTTATTCATCGTTTTCCTGGTCACGTTTCCGTAGCGGTCACGCTTTAAAGCCCTTGATGGAACCAGAAAAGGTCTGCCAGGAGGCGTCACGCCAGCTTGTTGTAGTTTTTTTTCAACGTCTTTGAGCTTGCGCTTGCCGCCATAAACCTGCATCTGCATGCTTTGCGGCGCGTCGAACATGCCTATTTCGTTGCGTGAGCGTCGGCCAAATTCCCATTTGAAAGCAACCGCAGCGCGCAGATCCTCTTTTTCGGCCGGAAAGAAAAACAGGCTGCTCATTGTCCAGGGCGTCGGCCGGTCGATATGTGCCGGAATGGCCCGCCGGACGGCCTGCGTGCTTTCCTCGGCCGTGTTGGTCATGCCGTCCGCGATCCACTTGTTCAGGTCTTTGCCCAAGTAGGAAAACTGCCTGGCAAGCTGGTCGACGTTTAAGGCTTTGACGCTGACTTCAAACAAAAACGGCCTCCGTATTTGGCGTATAAGCGGCGAACGTGTCGCGGCCTATGCTCTGCTATTCGGCTTTTTCCGGCTCCTCGATTGCATAACGTGGCAGCAGCAGTGACCCTGGCACGGCTGGTGGCAGATCGTCTGCGCGCAAGGGTTGAGCCGAGCGCCAATCTTTTCGGCGGCTA